GGACGGATTTCTCCGTCCTTTCAATATCGTAGCTATCACTGTCTCTATTATGAGAAGGTGACGTTGCTGATCGCGATTTCGCCGAGATAGTCACCAGCGTTACCGAGCGACGAAGCAGTGTTGGTGAGTTCAACATAACCATACCTGGTCATGAAGCCAACGACTGGTTCGAACGTGCTTGGATCAAGCACGACGCCAGATGACATCAGTGGGATATATGGGCAATAGAACGCTGCTGCGTCAGCTTCGCTTGAGCCCTTATAACCAACGAGAACGGCAGTGCCGTCTGAAGCATAAGAGTCAACATACACGCGCATAGCGCCGTTGAGAGTTCCAACGAACTTGGTGTTGGTTGGAGCTTCGAAGGTGCCTTCGGTGGTGCGAGCGAAAGCTGAAGTCGTTGCTGACTGGAGGATGGTCAATGCTTCTGGTGAAACAACTGCCCAGTTACCAGCACCACGACGTGTGCGGCTTGCGATCTTGTTAGCGACGCGGTTGACGAGGACTGCGAGAGCAGCGTGTTCGTCACCAACGAACGTAGCAGTACCGCTAACAGCAGCTTGGTTGAAGGTTTCTTCAGTAGCTGCTAGAGCGCGGAGGCTATAGAGGATTTCCTGGTCGATTTCAGCAGTGATTTCCTGAGCGAGAGCAGCCATGATTTCTGCTTCGACGTCAAGACCATGCATGGCCTGTGCGTCTTGGGCAGCTTCAAAGGTCCAGCGAGCTGATAGCTTGCGGGTCTTTGCTTCTACTGCTTGCTTGAGGATCTGCACGCTGATCTTGCGACCTGGGGTGCCTTCCATCGAGCTTGTTGAACCAGCCTTGCCGTCAGCACTGTTGGTGCCTGATGGAACGCCGGAATAACCTTGCGCGATCTTGAATGGGCTGAGGGCTTCTTCACCAGCAGTGGTGTCGGTGCCTGGGCCATTCGCAGGAGTTGCAGATGACGTGAAGTCTTCTGCGTAACGGACGCGCAGCGTGTGGATCTGGCCAACTGGACCAGTCATTGGCTGCACACCAACGATCTCGTTAGCGATGACGGTTGGCATCACGCGACGGATCACTGGGAGGATAACGCGGTTAAGCGTTGCGACGTTACCAGCAGCAGTAGCACCTGCCGAAGCAGATTCTGCCAAGTAACGCTTGGTGTTTTCGAGCACTGCACTCATCGTGCTGCGACGGGTACCAGCGAGGCCCTCGAGAAGGGCATCTTTGGTCTCGCCCCAACGGCTCTCAATTAGGTTCTGAGTCATTGTTCAAGTTTCCTTTTACTTCAATCCTGCCAAACGTCTGATTTCAACTATGTTGCCCTTGTCGTCAGTTGAATCTTGGGCCTTGGCTTCCCTATTACCCGTCACTTCCTTAACGGATTCGTTGATGACCTTGCGGTCGTTCTTTGCTGTGTTGTTCATGACAGCTGGGAGATACTTTTGGAAAGCACCTTCTAGCTTTTCAGTGTTGACACTTTCTAGCAAGCTGACCATCACGGCGCGCTTATCGCTTGCCAATGGCTTCAGCATTTCGTTGAGCTTAGCATCGCGAGCGATGCTGTCTTTGATCTTATTGATCTCTTGGTCCTTGGACTCGACCAGGGCAGCCCTTTCGGCTGCTGCCTGATGTGCTTCAACTAGTTTGGTCTCGAGGCTAGCCATCATGTCCTTGAGCTTGCGTATTTCAGCATGCTCATTGAGATGGGTAGCAGAGAATTCACTAGAGAAAGCTTCAAACAAACGACGGCCAAAGTTGTTCTCGCGAGCAACCTTGATGTCTTCCTTGAGCTGTCCAAGCTCAGCCCTGAGTGTGTTGGTGACTGCTTCATTGACCAGCTTAGAACCGCGTGAGATGAACTGCTGACGCAGCGTCTCGAGCTTTTCTTTGGCTTCTGAAACCAGCTTAACTTTGGTGTTAATGAGGTCTTTCTTGTCCTCCGCGAACTCTTTCAGTTCTTCGGCGAGGGCACGCACGACGAACTTTTCCAAGCGTGCTGTAGCAGCAGCTTGGTTTGCGCGGTCCTGAGCAAATTCATTGAGCTCTTTGGCGAGATTTTCGCCGAGGAAGCTATCGAACTTGCCGGCCTTGTCCTGCATTTCTGCTACGAACTTGGCACGATCTGCGACCAACTGGGTCCTCTCTTCTGAGATCTTAGTGATCTCAGCAGTGAGAGATTCTGTCACCATCTTATCCAGAGCTTCAACCATCACGTTCTTATCGTGTTCGTAACGGCCCGCAAACTCGGCACGCATATCGCTAGCGATCTGCGCACGAGCCTCGTCCAACTTGGAATTCCAAGCCTCTTCAAGTTGAGACTTAGCTTCCTCGTTGATGATGCCGCTATCGATCAATGGTCTGATAGCTTCGAACATTGTATTCTCCTGGATCATATCTTTAGTTCATTGATGAGGCGCTTGACTGCTTCAGTCACGTGCTTCTGTACTCGCTTGTCTTCATTGAGCTCCGATGCCATCTCAAGCGTGCGATGACCATAGCGCATGTTCAAAAGGCTCTCATAGATTGCCTTTGGATATGCATTAGGAGCTGAAGGTTGTGCCACGATATCAACGGTAACGATGTTGAAATCGCTGACTTGTCCCGTGGATTCGTCCACGTTTCCGTCTCCCCTGCTGCTCACGCCTAGCTTAACGCCAGCGTCCAGCATGGAGCGAACTATCTGTCCCATCGGGGTTGGCAATATCTTTAGCTTGCCAAAACCATTGGGACCATCCATCCACATCTCTGATATCATGTGGCTGACTCGGTCTAGGTTGATGCGTAGGTTGGTAGGATGATCCACTTCACCTAGCACGCTGTATCCGCCCTTGATCTGCTCAGTGACGGATATGACCGCTAGAGATCTCAGAGACGGGGTAGACACGGTTGTTGCCGTTCTCTATACCGCCCTGGATGCAGATGCCCTTCATATACAGGTATTTACCGTCATTGGCGCTCTCTGTCACCACGC